CCCCGCCATAATGCAATTACGTTGTCCGGTATTTAACGCCCCGGTTGTTGCAACTCAAACAAATACGGTCAATCCCTTGCGTATCTAACCGCAAAGCCTCAAACGCTTTTTTAAGGTCATAACCCAAACCGCCGGGGCGTCCCTCAACGTTCCCGTCCAACTCGTACAAAATATCCATTTTAGAGGCGTTGGATTGGTTCCGGTTTACCCTTACGTTGGGGTTCATTGCCAACGTGCGCAAAGCGATTGCCGCAACTTGACGTTGTATTACCGTTTGGAAAATCGCCCGTTGTTCAACGATAAAATCGGTTAGGTCGCAACCGACGGTAATTTCACAATTCAACCCGTAATTTAGCGTATTAGTGTACATCGTGTATGCTATATCCCACAACTCCGGGTATTCGGCGAATGTTTCCGGGGCGTTGTACATAAACGGGGAAATCTGCAAATACTTTGTCAATTGCCGCCATGCCTCAATATTGCCGTACCCGGTACACGTTCCGCACGGTTCGCCGCTCCAATCTTTCGACACGTTAATTGCTTGCATCCCGGCGGGTAAATCGTCTTGATTGTAGCAAAGGAACCACGCACCCCCGGCGTTGTTTGCATCGCTGATATACGGCAAAAAACAATCTTCCAACGTGAACCATTGAAAGCCGCCATTCGTCAACGTAAAATTCAAATCAAACGTTTTTACGGGGTCAATTTGCGAACTATGGAAAAGGTACAATTTCACAATCCCGGTTCCGCCCGTCATTTGTAAGCCAACCCGGTGTATTTGTGCCGTTACTCCCATCGCCCGCACCGGGATAATCTCAAACCCTACCAACTTATGATTATTCGGTTGGGTTGCTCTGATACGCCCCGCACCATCAAAGAACGTGCGCCGTTCCAATAGGTTCTTTGTTTCCTTATCCAACCCCTTTATTTGGGTAAACGTTTGTACCGCCGTGGAAATTCCGTTGCGGGTCAAACGCTCCAAATAGTCGGACAATATGTTGTATTTCTCCCAAAAGGTCGAACCCTCGGCGGGAACCTCGGCGACGTTATCAACCAAAGCAACCCAATACAAAGGTTTGCCCGCCGCATCGTTGGCGTATTGTACCACGGTTTCGGCTTTCCATTCCTTTGTATCGTTCCAAACCGGGTATTGAAAGCCCCAATTGTCCGGGACGATTGCCGCCATATTATCCAACGTTACAAGCGGGTGCGCCCCTTGAAAATATAACCCGCTTTCGGTTTCTGTCAACCGTTCGGCGATTGCCTCGGCGGGATTATATGATTGCTCCCAACCAACGACGTTTAATAATTTATCTTGTATCTCTTTAATCCGGTACATACTGCGTAAATTAAAAAGGGGGCGGGGATAACCACCCCGTCCCCTCGGTTAAATAATCGTTCCGTATTGCGGTTTATGCACCCGCACCACCACCCCCGGCGGGAAACTCGGTTGCGTTGGTAACGTAAACGGGCATTCCTAACGGTTCGTTCGGGTTGCGTGCGGCAATTTCGGCTTTGATAATCGGATTTGCCACGGTTTCCGAGTTGCTGTTATATGCTACCATGTAGGCAACATCAACGCTAAATCCGAAATACTCCTTAACGGCACACGTCAAATCAGCGGTTGCGGCTCCCATAATTTCCGATTGGTCGCCAACGGCGGTGTAATAATGCGAACCAACGGGCAAATCAATGTACGGCAAACGTACAATATCCCATTCGTGGAAATTCGCACGGGTGCGGCGGTATGCCTCACGGTCAACACGGGTTAAGATACCAACGTTTCCATCGGCAACGGCAAACATTGTTCCCATTTTGCCCGCTTCATCGGTTACGTTGTTGGTATAATGCAATACCTTGTTATCGTACTCCATGCGCTTATTAACGTCGTTGTAAACGCCATGTTGCGCCAACTTGCGTATTAGGCTATCAACCCCCGCATTTGCGATAAGGTGGATATATTCCGGGTAACAATTCGCCCGCATGATTGGGTTAATGTCGCCCAAAATCTCGGTTGCCATTTGGGTTGGCACTTGTACAACGTTCCCGGTCTGCGTGTAATTGAGCAATGTTTTGAATACATGCGTTTTGTTCGCCTCCAA